GTCCGGTATTTCGTTCCGGGTTACGGGGGGATCGCACCCCTTAGTACTGCTGTGTAGTAGCAGCGTCAACAACTAGTCGACTTTAAACAAGGTAAGGACGTAAATTCTCAAAGTGTTGGTGTGTACATGCTTGTGTTGTTCCATTAGGGCACAAACCTTGCTCCTCACACGATGAGACAGGGGGGGAAAGGTGGCGGCTACAGGGGGCCGCGAAAGCGTTTAGCTGCAAATTTTGGTGCAGCAGGGTCGCTGGAACCTAAAGGTGAGCGTGAACGAAGGCGCTTGAGTGTAGGCTTGTACAAACGGTCTGTGACGTGTACAAATGCGGAGGGCCGTGTGGAACTAGAATTGAAGCGGAAGGTGTCCGAAGTATCAGCGAAAGGAATGAAACTAGGGAACTTGCACAACTCGCGCTCCATCAATGTATCGCCAGACATATCGGGAAGAAGGTCCGAAGAGAGCGGCAAAGGAGTTGCTGGCCCGGTCGAGTTGCGATTTAAGTCCAAAGAGCGCATTTTCAAAGTCGCGTTTTCCACGTTGCTGTTTGGGCTCTGTGGGGTGAAACTCGGAGACTGCTCTAGAGATAGAAATGACAAGGGACTTAGCTGAGAGGACGTGCTGTCGAAACACAAGCAACCTTTCTCGAAATGATAATTCGGTTCCACGCAAAACATCGGGATTGGTGATGTCACAGCATTGCACTTCACACAAACATTTTTCAAAGCGGCGAGACTGATTTGATAGTTCGGAATCTGCAAAACACGTGCAAGACCTGACGGTGACCTGTCCGCCAGCGACAAGTGCTGGTACTGTAGAGCACATGAAGAGCAAAAGAGATACATATGCGATAGCAATACTCGGTGACATCAATGTTGAACATAGATTACGAAATGTGCACTGCATCGCATTAGTCTGCCATGGCCTTGCCAAGCATGTTGAGCCAAATCGGGGCTGTGTACTTAACAATACTCCAAAGAGATCTGCCAACTGTGGAAAGGATAGCGGCGATCCAGTTTGCTGAAGCAGGGTAGCCAGGTTCCACTGTGCTTTGAATGGGACTCGCGAGGTCGCGAAACGCAAGTGAAGGTTCGAGAGATGGGACCATCATTGATGAGTATTGTCCGGTAGAATCAGCGACTGCTTCAACGCCCATCGTGAATTTCGCGGTGATTTTGGCGGTGGCGTTAAGTCCTTGATAAGTGACTATGATTGGCGACCAAGAGTCGTCAACAGCAGTATAGATCGGCGCAGGGAAAGTGTGTGCGATGCCATCGACGGTGACTGTTCGTTGATTGGCGATTGGCTCGATGAGCTCATCAATGGTATTTTGATTGGTGTTTGGGAGCGGGTTGTCATACACCACGAGTCCAGCTTCACCGATACAAGATCGGAAATGGCTGTTACCATGATAATGTGAGACAACATAGTTGCCGTGTTTTGCTTGGCCACGGTAGTGCTTTATCTGTGAAAGATCGGCAACAGAGTATGGTAAACCGGCAAGTGTGTACGCATTTGCAGTGATGGATCCAACACCAGAGCTGTACACTGGCGGTGTGGCTATAGTGGCGGTATGAAGAATGCTGTTGGCAGTAACAGTGCGTGATTTGACAGTGCGAGGGAATTGCCAAGAATAGACAAGACCTTCATCAGTTAGTGCGTTTGCAGTCTGTTCAGTTGTGATTGAAAAACCACCAAGGCGGAAATCGGTGACAGACCAAGTGGAATCGGTGGTAACAGCCTGGAACCAATTGCGTTTTGTGAGGTCCACATAGCCAGAAAGACCTTCAGTGACGAGGGTACTAGGCATGATGCCTTGTGGAGCCCGAAGGCCAGCAGCTAGCGTGCCGGGTGCAATATCAACTTCTTTGAAAGCTGACCAGTTGAAGGTTGTCGCTCCATAATGGTCATCAGCAAGAATATTTTGTCCCATTGTCTTGAGAGCACCCCACGGCATCTCGAGGTACTCAGCTTTTGAGTACATTGCGTAGACTGGATAGTCGATTGAGGGCATCATGACAAGGGTGAGGTTCCAGGATTGAGTATCAGACCAAGCACCAGGTCGGCTGAATTGGACGCCGTCTTGTCGGAACAGGAAGTTGAAAGACGAAGAGACTGCTCCGTCTGGTATTCCTTCAAAGCGGCCCTCCGCAGGTGAAATCATGAACTCAAGAGCGTCCAGTGCGGGTTTGGACATGATGGAACGCATTGAACTCCACGACCGCGCAGACGTTACAGCTTTCGCCAGTGTGGAACCTTGCATAACGCGTGGGATTTGCTTTCGTGCTCGTCGCACAGTTGGAGTAACAACATTGACACTTGTTGTGGTGACAGTCTTCCTTTTCTGTACAGGTGCAGCCAATGGCTTCCGCACAAAAAGCACCCCTGGAGCTCTACTGCTTCGACTCCGAGATCTACTTCTTCTCCTTTTCTTAAGTTGGGCATGTTCGTTTCGGGCGGACATAATATGACAAACACAGATTACGACTCAACTGCGGAATGCAGAGGTTGCAATAAGGTTTATCAAGGTTCCGGTTCGTCCGCGTAGACGGGTAGTGGATCACGATTGTAGTCATCTAGCATGAATAGCTTATTGGTGGCGGCGGTAAGGCAGTACTCGTAGAGCATTCGAACGCCGGCTTCATACTGTTCATTGGTAAAGCCGAGGTAATAATGACACAAAGTTTTCAAACCCGAATTAACATCGGCGTTGTTGCGAATATGTGCAACACCGGCTGACAATGACTGAGCGCTGAGCACGAGGTGCTCAGTGCTCCGAAATCGTTGGGTGTGGAACTTGCAAACGCGACGTATCACGTCGGGAAAAAAACCGCGGTCAGTGAGGACGTAACCGATGAACTCTGCTACTTTCGGAATGTCGAACTTCACTTTAAGCCCCATTTCTTTGAGAAACTCTTCGTAGATGGTCGATTTACGTGCTCCTTTACAAACGATAACACTGTCATCTCCTTTGAAACCGGCAAAGACGAGTTTATCAAAATCCACCAACTGACCCATAACAGCCATATTGTATGTGGTGTTGAAGGTGAGCGTGCCAGGTTCGCCAGAGTGTTTTTTTAGCTCACCTGCAAGTTTCATGACGCGAGGTGTGGTCAAAGTCCAGTGGCTGCGCTGTGCGCTATATATCTCGACGACGAATGGTGGCGCTCCTCCGAGTTCCATTAAACTGCAATCAAATGCGATGGATGCGGCGTTTTGTGACGAGTCAAATTCAGTGAAGTCATTAGCTACAAAGTCGAGGTCTTTAAATGGAATGTCACAGCTTTGTAACGCGAGTTTGTACGCGTCGCTATAAACACTTTCAGGTTCACCGTTTGCAACGACGACATGTGCTTTGCACCTGCGCTCAACTTCTTCGTGGATGGTACGCACGTACGCAGCCACGTAAATGTTGAGTGCTTTACACCAAGCAGATATTCCTTGACCCGCTTTGTCCTTACTGAGTGCGTTCAATTCAAAATCCAGTTTGCTCTGATTCTTCTGATGGAACGCAATTTCAAACATTGACTGGAATCTGCCGTAGTATTCAGCAAGAAAATCTTTATCGAAATCCAACTTACGTCTTGCAATCGCGGCTTTAAGTGCTTCAGCAGCGTGATACTGCACACGGTCGTAACTGTACTCGAACTTGTCCATATTCACGAATTTCTTGAAACCTTGTTTGAGCATGCGCGCGCACTTAGCCTTTAAATCAGGTTCAAGGTGTTTGGTATCTTTGCCGTAACGGATGAGCGCGGTGCGGACGGTTTGCATTGGGCTTTTGACGGTGTAATAGCGACCATAGATGTTGGTGCCGCGGAGTCGGCGGCCGGGTGCCGCTTTAGTTTCTTCAGTGAGACGGTCAACCATAACTTTAACTTGCGAGCGATCACCCATCTTTATATTACCACGACGTTCAATGGCATCTATTGCATCACCTTGTCTGGAAGCTGGAACCACAAAGTTGGCGAGCACATCTTCGATGGCTGCGGGCGCGTCACGGCGATCTCCGGGGTTTGGTACAGAGTCTGCCGGTGTGTCAACTGTAGCACAATCTTCGACCTGGTGGTTTATGATGTCGATGGAAACAACGCCAGCACGATCAAGGGCTGCTTGGGCAGCAGTGCCTTCAAAACCGAGGTGCCGGACGAGCAGTTTTTGCTCGTCAACAACAATAAGCTCTTCCGTATGTCTACTAATTGCAACTCGGACATGCTCCAACCGGTCGTAAAGAACAGTGGCGTCCCTGGTGACATACAGGACACATCGTTCATAAGTTTGGCCCTGAATCTCATGGACTGTATTGCAGCGAGTCGAGACTTTGGCAATCCTTGCCTTGGCTTTTTGAGTGAAAGTTAACCATTGAAGATTTGAGTAGAGAGCGGCTGCTTGCATGTAGGTCACATGTTTGATGCTGGATTGAACTTTGCTCGTAGTTGTGATACCGCGATAGCCAGTGCGCGCAAGGGCTACAGTGATGTCTTGTGGACACCGCTTGGTGGTGTTCATGCTGTAAGTGCAGCGGTCAGGATCGATCTTGCTGTAACCAGAGTACATGTGATTGTCACTGAAGTCGACATGCGTGATTTGTTTCGGATCACCTGCGACCATCAAAAATTCACAGTGCATTTGAGCGATGGCCCAATAGCTCAACGGCAGAAGAGGAGCTTCATCAATGATGACAACACGATACCGGTCGACTTTCTTCCGCATGACCAATTCTGTCATACCTTTATGAAATGTCATAGCGTGTATTCCGCATTGCACGTACTGACTTTGGAGGTTTCGTGTCGGTGTTATGACGAGATATTGGAGATCAGCACAAGTCTTGAGCACTTCTTTAATTGCACGCGTTTTACCACAGCCCGGGACGCCAAATAACGTGTATGCTTGAATATGAGCAATGCGAGTGAGCTCAACGTCTTCGAGTTCGAGGTCGAGTTTGCGCAGATACAGTGCCTCAGGATCAGCGGCAAGAGACCTTTTGACTTCCATTTTGAAAAGATTGACGTCAGCTGCCGAAAGCTGGTGGAAGTAACGTTCTGAGAATAGGTGGAGCAGATTCGGAATGGACTTACTAGTAGTCGCACAATACCCCATACACTCAGCGTTATCAGCAATACGTGCAAGTTCGATAACACCACGTCGCTTGTGAGGACACTTTTCACTATAGTGCACATTGCAATATACACCGTAGCAAAAGTTGCACGTCTCAGTGACACCGCAAACGCACCCGGAAGACGCACTGCTGTGCACACTTTGCGCAACACGTTTTGTTTCATCTGAGTACTCCTGCTTTAAATTGCGAGCAGAGCAATGACCTTCAGCGTCTATGCGGGACACAGGTATGCTAAACAGCGGAAGTGTTGGGCCGGGTTCAGGGCGTGCACGTCTAACGGCTACCACCTTCTTTCTGTCCGCACGTTTTCGAGCTTTGCTGCTGGGTGCTTTTGACGCGGTGGGACTGAGAATGGCTTGTTCAATTTTTGGTTCAGTAATTGCTGCCTCGAACCGCGCGTAATCGGCGACTAGTTCTGCAACCGCATTGCTTGGTATGGCACCTTCAACGTGAAAAAGATTGACGAGTTCCTCATAGCTATTGGTAGGTGCAAGCTTTGAAACATTTAGCTGCTGACAGGAACCACTCCTCGCGAGTATAGGTTCAAGTCTTTGAGTCGAGTTGTACATGGTTTGCATAGCAGTGTAACTCTGTGAGAGTCCATGTATTGTTTCAGAGCACGCACCGATCAGGTTGTGCGGGCAGTGTGCGTCGTAGTGAGAGGTGCAATACTCTTCGCGGCATTTTAAGCAAGATGCAACATCTTTGCAACCACAACCCAATGTTGTTGTGTTCGAATCAACGTCGTTCCAATCCGTGCGCTTGTAGTTGAGTGGGTAGTAACGGATCTCTGCACGAACTGGGCGGACGGCGGTGGCTGTGGGTTCACTACTTGTTTTTTTGTGGAGGAAAGGTTCCTCCTGGTAAACCTCGGATTGTGTGTCGTTCACATACTGTTGAACCGCAAAGTGTGTTTGCGGTTCGGCTGTCGGCGGAATGACAGTTAGCTGTGTCTTCTTAAATACACCAAGGAAAGCATTGCGTATACTGGAGATAGGCGTTTGGCGATTTGCGCCGCTACTCGGTCGAGCGGGTGGTGTTGACGTAGATGGAGGTGATGTCGGAATGTAGCAAGGAACTATCGCAGTTGAAACCGTTCCAAGATTAGATGATTCGGTGATGGTCGTGTCACTGGTTCCAGCTTGAGAAGATGCGTCGGCGGTATTTTCTGCAGCATCGAGCGCGTCGAGATCAGCCTGACCACGGGCGCACTCGGAATCAACGCAGTCCGCAGGTAATTCTGCAGCTAAGACACGGGCACTGACAAGATTCCTGAGGAAACATTTACGCTTCTTGGAAGTGACGGTTTTAGTGGTGCACGTCCCATCGAAATCAAAAGGTTCGAAGTCATCGAGAGTGCAGTCCATTAATCGTGTGGACCAATTCTGAGCATTACGCTTGTCGGCTTTTATATCGACGAGCACATTGCGACCGACTTTGTTGTACCACATGTACCTGAGATAGCAAATTGCGCGACCAACAATCCAAGGTTCAGTCGGGAATATGTTCTTCGCTTCTTCTTTAAGCTCATTGAACGCCGATGCCACGATTTTCGTGCGTTTGACACGGCAAGCAGCAGCCATTATGATGAGGCATGTGACAATGCGATTGAAATCCCCAGCTGAACAGTCATAACCGGTGTGAACAACTCTTTTAGCGATAACAACGTTGGTACAAATTCCGCGCGCATAGCCGAAGATTGCAGAGAATGAAAACTGCGCATCTTCACGTTGGACAGCGTAATTGAACACTTGACGAGCGAACGAACCGCGAACCACCATGCGGCGAAGTTTGGCGTGAGGAATAGAGTACTTGGTGGCCACAAGCTGGTGCACGTCGGGGATCGTGACCCAGTCTGATGTGATGGAACTGGTGTCGATAGTGCGGACTGGAGCAGTGCAGTAAACGACACGTTCGAAATGGAGGCGGCGGTAAGGTCCAACAGAGTCTTTGACTTCTATTGCAACATTGAATCCGTCACACTGGATGAGGGTGGTTGTGAGCCAGCTACGCCACGTTTTCTTCTTATGGCTGTATGAAAAGGATGCGTCAGCATGGAAAGAGCAAACAATATTTTCGCCCTCAGTGCGAAGAAGCATGAAAGGGTCGGCAATCAGCATGTGTTCGTCGCTTATGAGTTGGTAAGGTAAAAGCATCCATGCATCCATGCTGTAAAGTCCGTGTGTTTCAAAGATGGCACCAACTTGCTTTGGTTTAATGTCATAGAGCGCATCCACAGACATTGCGTATTCTGCTTGAATGGTGCAATTCTCGGCGCCAAGCGTGCAGAAGAAACGATGTGAAAACCGTTCGATCTCTTTCTCGGTTTTGGTACTTAAGAACTTGCGTGCCATGCTTGTGAAAGATCTGTGGAACTGGGGGTCTGCGCCGGGTGCAATGTCGTGGTGTGCAATTTGACGCAGTTGTTCGCGAAGTCGGTACTCGTCACGAGAGTCTCGCGGTTTTGTGCAGATGTGACGGTTGTGGGCACCGATGCGTGATAGGTGTTTCGGGGACCCACCCACATCAATGATTCGTGGTGGTCGAGAGTGTTGTATGCGATTTTCCAAATCTCGGTATCCAAACTCACGGAGCACAGCGGCGATCGGGTGAGAATTGCAGGCTCGACGGTTGGTCTGGACGACGCGAGGTGAGAAATAGCCGTTGAGAACGAGGTGTTGTTCCGGTGTGAGATTGATGTCGGTTTGGTACGCTCTTTCCAAAAGGTTGGTCGCATCAAGCATAAACGCATCGCGATATGAGTCAGCAAGCAACTCAGTGTGGATAGGGTTCCTATTACCGGCAGACAAACTATAAGCGGCTAAATCCATCGCTATAAGCTACAAGGGATGAGAAAATTCCGTTGCAGC